AGACTGGTGCGGCAGAAGGTCCGCTGCCACAAGCACAATTCCGAAGTCAGCTAACCACTGGCGAAGCCAAAGACACCGAGTTCAAAGGCCCGCTAGAAGAGTTTTTGAAGAAGGTTGAGACAACCTCATACACGGCACCGCCAGGACAAGCTATGCAGCAACCACAACCGACTCAGGTAGCGCAACAACAGACTGCGCAGCCAGCACAACAAGGCCCCAACTACTATTCGTATGGGGTGTTCAACGAGATCGACCAGATTTTGAATCCGCTATCGAGTGCGATGCCCTCGATGTTTGCGAAAGCGGGTGGTCTGGCAACCCCGATGTTTGCGCAGGGTGGCTTGAATGTGGTGCATCACTCTGGCAAAGAACGGCTGGATTTCCGGCAGGGAGCCGCGGTCAGTGGGCCTGGGGACGGGCAGTCGGACGACATCCCAGCGATGCTGGCTGACGGGGAGTTTGTCTTCCCGGCCGATGTTGTCGCAGCCCTGGGGAATGGATCTACTAAGGCCGGAAGCGATAAACTATACAACATGATGCATTCCATCCGGGCGCACCACCGGTCGGCAAAACCTGAAGATTTGCCGCCTCCGGCTAAAAAGTCGCCTTTGGACTACCTGAAGAAGGCTAGGAGATAAGCATGGCCATCACGCAAGGCGCTCCGCTGCCTAGTATCACGACGACCGAAACAAAGGCCGAAACGGCCCCGGAGTTTTATACCGACTATTTAACCGGTCTGTCGACGGCAGCTAGCACTGCCATGGCAAGACCGGCGGCAGAAGCAATTGCTGGCTACGATCCGTTGCAGACGGCGGGTTATGGGCAGATGCAAACCGCGGCTGACGCTTACAAGCCTGGGTTGTCTGCTGCCGAATCGACGCTTGGCAAAGCAGCGCAGGGGGTGACCGGGGCAAGAATCAGTGAGCTGATGAACCCGTATACCAGTCAAGTCGTCAACGAGATGGAGCGTCTGCAACAGCAGTCGATGCAGCGCTCTCTGTTGCCGACGATGAAGGCCGGCTTTGTTGGAACGGGCGGTCTTGGCGGTCAACGTTACGCAGGCGCTCTGGGGCAATCGCTTGCGGATGCGCAGCGCAACCTAACCGGCCAGCAAGCCGCGGCGTTGCAGGCTGGGTTTAGCGAAGCGCAAAAGACTGCTTTGGGAGAGCTACCGTTCCTAGTGCAAGCAGGGCAACAACAAGCGCAAACAGCAAAACTTGGTCAAGAACTTGGGTTGACGGGTGCTGGTGCATTGACTAAAGCCGGCGCAGAGAAGCAAGCGTATGAGCAAAGCTTGCTTGACTACCCATTAAAAACAGCGACCACCGCAGCAGGATTGATGCGCGGTTATCAGATGCCGCTGTCAAGCACAAGTTCTCGAGTAGGTCCGGGCCAAGCCGGGCAGTATCAGAAGTCACCGCTGGAAAACGTTTTAGGCGTGCTCTCGATGATCGGTGCTGCTTCCGGCGGAGGTGGCCCAGGGGGCGCTGCAAGCCCGCTCGGAATCGGGGTAGGGAAAGTGCTCGATTGGGGCAGGGGATTGCTTGGTAACCTTGGTTTTGACACTGGTGGCGTCAAAGAAATTCCAAACACCGCGCTCCCAGGCCAGACGGGTTATGGGTATAAGTATTACGACAACGGAACCGTCATCGACCCGCAAGGGCGGTACTACTACGATGGTCAAGTTGTATATGACCCAACTGGTACAACGCCTGTGTCGTATGACGAAACATCAGACATTGGCTTTACCGACTAGGACCGATCATGGCAGACAAAGCTCCGGCAGTAGGGTACTTGCCACCGACTGATCCTGCGGCCGAAGAGGCAAACCGGGTTTATCAGGAAGCGCTTGCCAAGCTGAATCAATCGTTGGATCTGCGAAAAAACCGCATGTTCGATCCGATGTATTTGGCCGCGGCACGAGGGTTTCTTGGTCCGTCGCAGACCGGAAGTTTTTATGAGTCGCTGGGTCGTGTTGCTGGAACGGTCGGCGAAGCCCAAGAGCAACGAATCAAAGAGCAGCAGGAAGAAGCCCGGCAACGGCTAGATGTTGCTGGCGCTGGTCTCGAGCTAGAGCGCCTCAAGCAGCGGGAACGAGCGATCGGCCAATTCCTTGGCGGTGGGCAACAGCCGCCGGCTGGCGGTCTTGCGGCCGGGCCGGCTCCTGGCGCGGCACCTACCGGCGGATTGCCTGGGCGTGCTCCGGCTCCCGCGGGCGGTGGTCTGGCAAAGCCACCAGGGTTTGAGGATGTGCAAGGTATTCAGACGATGCCGCCCAATCCAGAGTTCATGACTGGGCGCGACTTTATTGAGTTGAATCGGTTTGAGCGCGGCAGGAACTTCCCGGATCTTCTGAAGCAAGCGCAGGAGATAAATCAGAAGCGGTACGTTGCCAAGGAAGGCGGCTTACAGGACATGCGCACAGGCTTGTTCTTTCCGTTCCCGAAAGGCGAGCAGGTTGATCGTCAGATCGATGGCAAGACGTACAAAGTCGATAGTAAGACGGCCGCGCTTCTGGACATGTACGCAGCGAGTAACGACCCGCGATACTACTCTGTGGCCAGACGCGTGGTCGAAGGGCCGACAAGACCGGCAGATGGCAAAGCGGAAGAGCCGCAACGTCGCAAGTCCCAGGAAGAGCTGGAGATTGAGCGCAAGCAAGCGGAGGCCTTGGCGACTGGTCGAGGGCAAACGGCGGCAAAAGAGGAAGGCGATTTACCGTCACGCGTCAGTGCGGCGCGGCAGATGTTTGGGGTTGCTGGCCGTGTTGAGAATGCGTTAAAAGAGAGCGGCAATTTCTTTGGCATTTTCCAGCGTCCTGGAATTGTCCCGGCGATTGGTAAGCTTGTGGCAGAAGGCGTGCAAACGCCTGGGGGAACGATCAACCTTCCAGGATTGCAACAAGCGGTGACGCAAGCGCTGCCAGGGGTAACGCAAAAAGACATCGACAACGTTGTTACCGCCGCTGCGGATTTTGCCGAGGTTGAGTTGCTCTACCGCCGGTTGTATCTGCAAGGCCAAGGCGCGGTCAGCAACATGGAAGGTCAGGTCGTTGCGCGACTTGGTGGATCGGTGGCCAATTCTCCTGGCGTGTTGCGAGCGCGGATGCAGCTGTTGCGAGAGCGGTCGCAATTTGATATGGATGTTGGCAACGCCTGGGGGGTGTACCAAGACAAGAATCCGGATAAGTCGTTCACGGATTTCCGTCGAAGCAGTATGTATCGAGATTTGCTGCGGAACTTTGAAGAAAAGATGGGCGAGCTCGAGAAGCGGTTGCCAGCTGTTCCGACGAGTCAAAGGCCGGCAGCAACTCCAGCGCAGCCGTCTCAGCAAAATCTCGGGACAGCACGTCAACGGTTGGATTCACTGCTACAGGGGCAATGATGCTGACATTCCTCGACAAGCTCGATGACGAGCAGATTGCCAACGCAGAGAAGGTAGCCAAGGCTGCTCGTCGGGCCGGCGTTGATCCGAAGCTTGCGGTGGCGATTGCGTTCCGCGAGAGCAGTCTTCGAGCAAATCCTCCTCGAGGATCGTCCGGTGAGATCGGCATCATGCAAGTCATGCCGGGCACCGGCCGAGGGATTGGGTTTGACGAAAAGAAACTTCAAGATGTCGATCAGAACATTGAGGCTGGTATCGCATACCTGAAGCAGGGTTTGCAGGCGACAGGTAACGATCCGAAGCTTGCTGCGGTGTATTACAACGGCGGTCCTGGCGCGGTTCAAGCGTTGTCGTCTGGCAAAGATCCGGACCCGCGAGTCATCGAGTACGTGCGATCGATCAATTCGTTTGGTACGTTCGGTCGCCCGGCGCAAGCAGAACAGCCGGCAACGCCGCCTGCCGCACAAGCTGCGCCTATGGAACAGCCCCCAGCAGGAGCGATGCCCGAAGAGGCTCCGGCAGAGACCGATGCTGAAAGGGATGCAAGGATTCAGCAGGCCATCGAAGCACAGAACCGGAGGATGGGCCAGCTCTACGGTGCTGGGGTTGGAGCTGGGGTATCAGCAGGACGCGGATTGGCGGGGCTGGCGCGTTCGGGGATTGAAGGGGCAGGGCAGGCATACGGAAGGGGCCTCCAGGCGGGAATGCAGCCTCCTGGAGCTCTTCCAGGCGCGGGAGCGGCACCAGCTCCTGGGGCGCTTCCAGGCGCTCGTGGGGCTGCTCCTGGGGCTCCCGCGGGTGTGCCGCCTGGAACGCCTCCGGGGATGTACCCGCCAGCAACCGGTCCTGGTAGCGCGACGGCTAACTATGGTCGAGTCTTTGGATTGCCGGAGATTGAAGCACAACGAGCGCTGGGTCTTGGCAAACAACAGGGCGAGGTCTGGGATCTGATGGAACGCCGTCGGGCGGCATTGCAGGACATCCAGCAGCGATTCCCGACCGAGCGGTACGTTGAGAATCCGCGGTTCGGTGGCATCATGACGCCGGATCCAGGGGCGGGTGGTGGCCCGCGAGCGCAGTACGTTCAGCCGGAGCCGTCAGCCGTTCAGCCGACACCTCGAGCGGGCGCAGCACCAGCGCAGCAATTAACGCAGCTGCCGCCACCGCAGCCAGTTCCAACAACGCCGCCAGCACCTACCGGATTGCAGGCGGTGACGCAGGAACTTAGAGCGTTAGCGCGACCAGTGGTGTCAGCGCTGGGCGCTGCGAGTCGGTTTGTTGCGCCTCCGCTCGGTCTTGCTACAGCAGGCGGTGAGGCTGCAACGGTGGAAAGCGAGTTACGTCGCCAAGACCCGGATTACATCAAAGCGGCGTTGTCTGGCATTACGGGTCTGTCTGGACTGGCGGCGCTGTATCCGCCTGCAACGTTGCCTGCGGCGGCAATCGGAGGGGGTTCTGCATTAGCGAGCTACCTGCGAGAGAAAGAGCCGATCGGCCCCTTTGAGCCGAGATTTTCGCTACAATCAACTGCTCCCTAAAGTCTCCTTCAGAGTTAGCCCGGCGTGTGCCGGGCTTTTTTTATGGTCGGAGCTGTTCAAGTTCGCGAGCGATGTCTTCGTTGAATTCAGCAACGATCCGCACGCAGCGTTGATGTTCAGCGCGAGCAGTTCTCACCCTAACTAGGGCGGCGACGTTGTTGGCAAACTGAACAATGTCGACTTCATCGGCAACCAGAGCGTTACGACGCGGCCGATCGGACTGAAAGAAAATTTGTTTGATTGTCTCTTCGTCCATCACTGATGTCCGTTCTTGAGCTGCCAATACGTCAGAAGTTGGACGAACATCTTCCACCCGCGGGATAGGTCGTCCGAAGACCATTCAATCAGTTTGCAAAGGCCTGGGACTGAGCGGCTGACAAAGACGTTAGCGCAGCGAGCCTCTGGGATGCCGAGGCCAACGCGATACGCGGCAAGTTGCATCAAGTGCTCGTCGTAGCCCTCGACCTTGTCGCCTTCCGTAAACTCTTTGGTCTTGATGTCAACGACGACGCCTTGAGGCGAGTGTAGGTCGACCTTCCCGCCAAAGCCGAGTTCGTGCGCGAAGGAGCGTTCAGCAATCCAGCCGTGATAGCCGAAGGCATCAGTAATCGTGCGCGTACAGGCTTCAACGTGCTCGCGGTGCTTGATCGCAACAGATTGACCCTCGTAAAACCCCTGAATGGATGCGTGGATGTCTGTTCCGGCGTCTGCGGCTGCTCGCGCCTGGGCTTTGGAGTCTTCGAGGATACGAGCAATGAAGGCGTCTTCTGTTTCATCATGCACTCGAGGCAGTGTTAGTGCGGCCAGCAGAACCTGACGCTGCATCCATAGCATCAGGCCCGGCTTGGCCGCGATGTTAAGCACGGTCGTCACGGACGGCACGAGGTTGTATTTACGGGCATCACGCAAAGTTGTTGGCCGTTGAAAGCCATTGCCTGCGGTGACGGTGTATCGCGGAGTGCCTTCGCGGTCGTACCAGTGTTCAGCCATCAGAACAGACTCGGTTGAATGGATGAAAGCTTGACGGGATGAACCGTCTTGCCGGTGATTGAGCAACGTCGGGTCGCTGTCTCCTCGAGCATTCCGATAGCCAGGAGTTCATTGACACGCCCACAGACCGACGAGAGTTCTAGCCCAGTGTGTCGGGCCAGTTCTCGTCGACTGTAGGTTGTGCCAGGGACCATCTGGGAGAGGATGACGTTAGCTTGCCGACTGAGTTTCCCGGTATCTCGGTGATCGTGATACGCGGTCACAGATGTGTCAGCAATCACGATGCCTCCTCAGAATGGGATTTCTTCGTCCTGGGTTCTGGCCGGTGCAGGAGCGTCGCGGTTTTGCCACTCGGGAGACTGCGCGATCTTCTCTTGCAGCGATCGACTGAAGGTTGCATACATGGCCATGTCTGGCGCGGCAAGTGAGAAGAGTCCCAATTCGTTGTGCCCTTCAGGAAGTCCAGCACGTTTGATGGAAGGGGGAACTGGGGAAACCGCAACGACGTTGCTGTATTCCTTACCGTTCTTTCCGGGGGTTCTGGCAACGGTCAACATGCACCACTGGCCAAGGATGTTCTTGAGCACGAACCCTTTGCGTTCCTCGGCAGTGAAGTCCCGGCTTCTCCAGGAGGCCAGATCAGCGCGGAGCGTAGCTTTGTCTCCCAGGTCGTTGGTGTAGTTCTTCGAGATGGACATCGGCTCGCCCTTCGTTGTCAACAGCGGCTTGCCATCATCGTCTTCCGAGTAGATTTCCCACTGGATCATGATCTTGTGCAGATGCTTGACGCGATCCTGCCAGACCGATTTTTGAGTCCCGAGATCAACGATCCGGTAGCACCGGGCTAGATGCATGCCGGCAGGCACGGGGATGAAATCACTCACTCGTCCGCTGCTATTGTCACGTGCGATCAACATTTTTGATTCTCCTGAGTCCGCATTCAAAGTAGATGATTTGCCAATCCTCTTCTTGAGCCGTTCCATCTTCGGCGCGTATGAGGGCGTCTTCCAGTCTCTGTTGTCTTTCAAGCATCAGTTGGTGCATTTCTCCTTGATCCATCGCTACTCCTTCGCTGTGGAGGCTCAAGCATACATCATCTAATGCAGGATTACAAGCGATGGTGTAAGCTACGGTTATGGAGGACACCATGACTTTACGAGACCTGTTGAAGACGATGCCCCGCGGAGCGCAGAAAGAACTAGCGTTGCTGCTCGGGATTACGCAGACCTGGATGACGCTGATCGTCAATGGTCACGCACGGCCGAGCGCGGAGCTGGCAGCGAAGATTGCTGATGCGACCGATGGCAAGGTGACGCTGAAAGACCTACGGCCGGATCTCTTCGCATGAACTGGTACAAGTTCCCGGTTGTCGACTACCGCAAGATTGCTGCCGAGTTGCCAGATGCGGAAGATCTGGCCTTTCGCCGGATGATGGATCTGTACTACCTGCGCAAGGGGCCGCTGCCGCTCGATCAAGACGAGCTGGTGCGCGAGATCCGACTCGACTGGGATTGCATCGAGCCGGTGCTTTATGGGTTCTTCACGCGGACCCCTGACGGCTGGCTGAACGACTACCTTCAGGCGGATGTTATGCGCAGGATCAAGCGGTCAGAGACAAACAGCCAAAGCGGTCGGCGTGGCGGTCGGCCAAAGAAGGCTTGACAGTACGCAGACACGGCTATAAGATTGGATCTGTTGGCGTAGGAACCGACATCAATAGAACCCTTGCTCATGCATCCTGCCCAGTCCCTCCGGTCTGGGTTCCTACCAGGGTGCAGCAGCAAGGGTTTTTTGTTTTCTACGTTAGCCGTTCCCCTCACGATAGCGAGAGCCTGCATGGGCTGCGAGGGAGGAAACACCGGCCAATCTTCACCCTGATTGCGTGCCGACCAGCCTGTCTGCGAGGGACTGGTGTAGACGCTTGGGACAGCGGTGGTAGACCACCCAGGCATCGAAACAATCGCAGCCTCCGGGTGCTCTGGCTTTGTCACAGGATGACAGTAGCGGGAGAGGTGGGAAACCAGTCATGGGCTCCACCCTGGGGATGTCATGTTCAAAGTCCATGAAAACTATCAACATCCGAATCCCGATAAATAAAAATCAACGCCAAGAACAAGAAACCCGGTTACAGTCAGCTCTGTAACAAGGAGATCCAATGAAACCTGATGACGTAAGCGATGAATGTTGGGCCGACTTCCTCGAACATCGGCGCAAGAAGCGAGCGATTGTCACGGCGCGTGTAGTCCGGTCCATTCGAGTGGAAGCCGAAAAGGCCGGTTATACCCTAGAGGCTGCATTAGATCATTGCGTGATGATGGGTTGGCAGGGGTTCAGGGCCGACTGGGTCAAGGCTAAGACCGAAAAAGAGCGGACGCTTGACTTTTTGTACGGGCGAACAGGGCAGGATCGGACTATTGACGTTTTTGATTGGGAAGTGATCAATGACAAACCACCGCTACTTTAATCGCATTATGGAACGGTTCGGGGTGTTGTTCGGCCATCAGAAGATGGCGGCAGTCTTTCAGGGTGCTGATGACGCGACAGCGCAAGCCTGGGAGGTCCACCTGCGGTCGACTGATCCTGAAGTAATTCGTAAGGCGTTGGAGTCTCTTGCGACCAACCCGCCAGACTGGCCACCGGCGCTTGGTGAGTTCATCAAGCTTTGCAAGCAGATGAATCGCCCGGAGCACCGTGTCGCGCTTCCGCCGCCGCGGTTTGAGCCGACGGAGGAGGGCCGCAAGCTTCAGGCCGAGATCATGTCGTCGATCACTAAGTCGAACTATGACTACCTGTATTGGGCCAAGCGGCCTGGATCTGCGAGAGCGGTTGCGCTGTTGGTTCGAGGCGCTCGGGAGGATCGTAGACTGAGGGATATTCTGGATCACCTGATAGCCACCGATGGACACGACTGCCGACGAGACGATGCTCGACAAGCGATCCGAAGCCTTTCGGCATCAATGCGAAGTCAGGTGGCTTTTGCGCAAGGCTGACAGAGCAAAAGACAAGAAGGCTGCGACGTATGACTACATCGGACTGGTGCGGGCGGCTCGAGGCGATGATGCGGCGGACAAGTTGTTGAGAGATACGAGAGAACAATGGGCCAAAGGGAACAGGGGCGACGGATGGAAATAACCTTGCCATGGCCACCGTCAGTCAATACGTACTGGCGGATGTTCCGCGGTCGGATGCTGATCAGCGCCCATGGCCGCGAGTACCGCACCGCGGTAGCGGAGCAAGTGATGATGCAGCGAGGGGCGATGCATTACACCGCGCCGCTCAAAGTCACGATCGAAGCCTGGAGGCCAGACCGCCGGAAGCGGGATCTCGACAACCTGCTGAAAGCTGCTCTGGACTCGCTCGCGCACGCCGGGGTATTCGAGGACGACTCGCAGATTGTGGACCTACGGATCTACTGGGCTCCGAACATCGGCGGGATGCTCAAAGTAACGATTGAGGAAGTGCAATGAACGAAGCAAAACCGTTGATGGTGCGGTGGTTCAAAGGCGGTAAGGGGTTAGTCGGGGTGGTGAAATGCGAGCTCGAAGATGGCACGATTGAGTACCGCATCGGCGCGGTTGACGGGTTCATGGAAAAGATGGATGTCTTGCAACTAGTTGCCTGGGGCGCGGAGTTCCCGAAGGCCGCGGGCGACGCACTTATGAAAGCGAAGTGATATGGAAAATCCAGAACGAGCGATCGAGTACATCTTTGCGCA